TGCATTTACGCGAACAGGTTTATTCTTATAATCAACGCTCATTATTTTGGCAGTGGTGCTTATTGAATACTCAAGTCTTGTAATACCATTAGATTCTTTATCAAATGAGTAAAATAATGGCACGTCACTCTCAATTTCAACATCACCATTAAGAGATTCATAAACGATTGCAAAACCTTTTTCTGCATCACCATAATGCCCCCACATAGTTAAATTGTTTGCGCTTTTTGAAAATGACGACATGTAGAGGTTTTCGTTTAGCTCCTCGTCTAATTCTTCATTGATATAGTTGTTTAGCGCTCTTAAAGCTGCGCGAAGTTCGCTGGGCGGTAGGTTGGAAATCATTACATCACTGAAAGCCTCATCAATTTTTTGCAGTAAAGCATCGTAATCCAATGACCTAGACTTTCGTCCTTTAAGTATCGATGTAAGAATGTTTTTTTGAAAAGATAGCAAGGATTTAGCTAAATCTGAATCATGTTTCAAGTTTAAACGCATGCAAATGGTTACAATAATTTTATGTATGAATCGGGACCATATTTCCGAATCTCCGCTAAAAATGAACTGAGGCCTGCATTCATGTGAATCATTTAATTCTTTTTGCGATGCGAAATAGATCTCTCCATGACGAAGCATGCTGATACTCAGAAGGCTTGCCTTTTGATACTTATAAAAGTACATAAAAATCCTTTTGTTTACTAACGTATTTATTTGATTAGATATCAAATTTGCTTTCTTTTCAAATGACAATTAACTATTCCATGCTGCACTCCTAATCCTTCCCCTCTGCGTCGTGGTTTGTTGTCTCATCTTTGGCAAAACTCATCCCAATTGCCGCTGATATTCTTAGGCTGCATCCTGTTCCTATGAAAACTCAAGCCACTCTTCAGGACATTCTGCGCCTGCTGCGCAACCTTATTCGCACCGGCGTCATCATCGAGACTGACCTCGTTACGGGTCGCTGTCGCGTGCAGACCGGCGGCATTGTTACCGACTGGCTTCAGTGGCTGACGCATCGCGCCGGACGCTCGCGCACGTGGTGGGCTCCCTCGCTGGGTGAGCAGGTATTAATTCTTGCTGTGGGTGGAGAGCTCGATACGGCATTTGTCCTGCCCGCCATTTTCTCTGATGACTATCCTGCCCCCTCGACCTCTGCCGATGCGTTCCACATTACCTTTCCTGACGGCGCGGTCATCGAGTACGAACCCGAGATCGGAGCGCTTTCGGTAACCGGGATCACCACCGCTGAGGTTACCGCGTCTAAATCCATTACCGCCACGGTGCCGGTCGTCATGATTAAGGCCGACACCCGCGTCACGCTTGATACGCCAGAGGTGGTGTGTACCAACAAGCTCATCACCGGCACGCTCGAAGTGCAGAAGGGCGGGAAGATGAGCGGTGACATTGAGCACGCAGGCGGGAAATTTACCTCCAACGGCGTGCAGGTGGATGACCATGACCACGGCGGCGTCGAACGCGGGAACAGCCGGACGGAGGGTACGAAATGACGACCCGCTATCTCGGTATGAACCGGGAGACCGGCCGGGCCATTACCGATGCCGACCATATCCGCCAGAGCGTGAGCGATATCCTGCGAACGCCGGTCGGGTCGCGGGTCATGCGCCGTGATTACGGTTCGCTGCTGTCCTCCCTGATTGATATGCCGCAAAACGATGCACTGAACCTTCAGATGATGTGTGCCTGTTACATGGCGCTGCTGAAGTGGGAGCCCCGCGTCACCATCACGTCGCTGACGATTGAGCGCCAGTTTAACGGCCAGATGGTGGTTGACCTGACCGGTGAAATTAAAGACTCAGCCGCCCCTTTATCCCTGACCATTCCAGTGAGTTGAACCTATGGCTATTATCGACCTGAGCCAGCTCCCCGCGCCCGACGTGGTGGAAACGCTGGATTATGAATCCATCCTTGCCGAACGTAAGGCGACCCTGATTTCGCTCTACCCGGAAGAGCAGCAGGAGGCTATCGCCCACACGCTCGCGCTGGAGTCCGATCCGCTGGTCAAATACTTGGAGGAAAACTCATACCGCGAAGTGCTGTGGCGTCAGCGAGTGAACGAGGCCGCGCTGGCCGTCACGCTGGCGTACGCCGAAAACAACGACCTCGATGTGATGGCCGCGAACACCAATACCGCCCGCCTGATTATCACCCCGGCCGACGACAGCACCATCCCGCCGACACCGGCGGTCATGGAATCCGACACGGATTTTCGTCTGCGGGCGCAACAGGCTTTTGAGGGCTTAAGCGTCGCGGGGCCGGTGGGGGCGTATGAATTTCACGGCCGCAGCGCCGACGGTCGGGTCGCTGACATTTCTGTCATCAGCCCTGAGCCTGCGTGCGTGACCATATCCGTGCTTTCCCGCGAGGATAACGGCGCTGCATCGGATGCGCTGCTGACCGTGGTGCGTAACGCACTTAACGACGAAGACGTCAGACCGGTCGCCGACCGGGTGACCGTCCAGTCGGCGGCGGTTGTTAACTACACCATCGACGCGACGCTTTACATCTACCCCGGCCCGGAGAGCGAACCCATCCGCGCCGCAGCAGAAGCAAAACTGAAAGCCTACATCAGCGCTCAGCACCGGCTCGGGCGTGACATTCGGCAGTCTGCCATTTACGCCGCCCTGCATGTGGAAGGAGTGCAGCGGGTCGAGCTGGCGGCACCGGCCGCTGACATCGTGCTCGATAAAACGCAGGCATCTTTCTGCTCGGATTATCAAATCAGGCTCGGGGGTTCGGATGAGTGAGGCACGTCTCCTGCCGGTCGGGTCATCGCCGCTGGAGGTGGCCGCAGCCCGTGCCTGTGCAGATATCGAAAACACCCCGATCCCGTTACGCCGGTTATGGAATCCGAATGACTGCCCGGTGAATCTGCTGCCGTGGCTCGCCTGGGCGTATTCCGTCGACCGCTGGGACAGCGACTGGCCGGAAGAGACCAAACGCGACGTTATTCGGGCGGCTTTTTACATTCACCGGCGCAAAGGCACCATCGGCGCAGTACGCCGCGTGGTCGAGCCGCTGGGGTATGTGATTAACGTGACGGAATGGTGGGAAACCAGTGACCCGCCCGGCACCTTTCGACTCGACATTGGTGTGCTGGAAACCGGCATCACCGAGGAAATGTATCTCGAGATGGAGCGGCTCATTGCCGACGCCAAACCGGCCAGTCGTCACCTTCTCGGACTCAACATCATTCAGGACGTGGCCGGTTATCTCTTCGCCGGGGGCGTCAGTTACGACGGCGACATCATTACCGTGTATCCGGGCTAAGTGAGAGCAGAATGACAGTGAAATATAAAACAGTGGTCACCACGGCCGGGGCGGCAAAATTTGCGGCGGCACTGACGCCGGGTGGCAAAAAGGTCAACATCGTGGCGATGGCTGTCGGTGATGGGGGTGGCTCGCTGCCCGAGCCGAACACCGGCCAGACAAAACTCATCAATGAGGTCTGGCGTCATGCGCTGAACAAAATCAGCCAGGACAACAAGAAGAAAAACTACGTGGTGGCCGAGCTGGTGATCCCGCCGGAAACGGGTGGTTTCTGGTTGCGTGAAATGGGGTTGTACGATGACACCGGCACGCTGGTCGCCGTCGGTAATATGGCCGAGAGCTACAAGCCAAAACTCGAAGAAGGTTCCGGCCGGGCGCAGACCCTGCGCATGGTGATCATCCTGTCCGACCTTGAGTCTGTCGAGCTTGCTATCGATTCATCAATGGTGATGGCCACGCAGGACTACGTTGACGACAAAATCGCGGAGCACGAACAGTCTCGCCGCCATCCTGACGCCACGCTGAAAGATAAAGGGTTTACCCAACTCAGCAGCGCCACCGACAGCGCGTCTGAGGCGCTCGCAGCGACACCGAAAGCGGTTAAAGCAGCGTATGACCTTGCCAAAGGGAAATACTCGGCTCAGGACGCCACCACGACGCAAAAGGGTATTGTGCAGCTCAGCAGCGCGACCGACAGCACGTCTGAAGCGCTCGCTGCAACGCCGAAAGCCGTCAAAGCGGCGAATGACAATGCTAACGGTCGCGTACCGACCACCCGCAAAGTGAACGGTAAAGCGCTAAGTGGCGACATCAGTGTCACCTCGCAGGATATTTTCAACGGCCAGAGCGCGGAAATCGGTGCGAATCAGAACCTCGATACCTATAAAACGCCGGGCCTGTATCACCAGCCCGCGAATGCCAACGCCACGGCCGCACTGAAATACCCGGAGAACAGCGCAGGGACGCTGATTATTTATAAAAATGCCGGGGTCACGCAGATTTATTGCGTCTACAACTCATCGCGCAGTTATTCCCGCAGCCAGTATTCCACCGGCGGCTGGACGCCGTGGGCGCCCGCCGACACGTTCCCGGTCGGGGCGCCTATTGCGTGGCCGTCTGACAGCATTCAGACCGGGTATGCCTTCATGCAGGGGCAAAAGTTTGATAAGGCGGTTTACCCGCTGCTGGCGATTGCTTATCCGTCGGGTGTCATTCCTGATATGCGTAACTGGATGATTAAGGGGAAACCCGCCAGCGGTCGCGCGGTGCTGTCGCAGGAACAGGACGGGATTAAGTCACACACCCACGGGGCCAGCGCGGCATCGACGGACCTCGGCACCAAAAATACCAGCGCCTTCGACTATGGCACCAAAAGCAGCAACGCCTTTGATTACGGCACCAAAACCTCGAATAACACCGGCGCACATACGCACAGCGTGTCCGGTACCGCAGCCAGTGCCGGAAACCACCACCACGCCCAGCGTGCATGGCGGGATGGCGGCGGCGGGAATAATCGCTATATCGACCGCAATGCTTTTCAGAAAAACGGCTATGAAGACACCAGTACCACGACCACTGATGCCGGGGCGCATACACACTCAGTTTCAGGTACAGCCGCCAGCGCGGGTGCACATGCACACACGGTCGCCATCGGGTCACATACCCACACGGTCGGGATTGGTGCGCATACCCATTCAGTCGCGCTCGGGGCGCACTCCCACGCGGTGACCATTGCCGCCGCCGGTAACGCCGAAAACACCGTGAAAAACATCGCATTCAACTACATCGTGAGGCTTGCATAATGACATTCAGATTCTCAGCCAGAGCGCGCACCATCCGGGTCTATAACTTGCGTGCCGATACCCGTGAATTTATTGGTGCCGGGGATGCTTACCTCCCGCCTCACACGGGCTTACCGGCGGATTGCACCAACATTGCACCGCCGGACGTGCTGCCCGGCAACGTGGCGATTTTTGACGGGGAGGCATGGCGTCAGGTGGAAGACCATCGCGGCAAAACTGTCTTCGATACGACAACCGGTGAGCAGATTTTTATTACCGCGCCGGGGCCGCTGCCGTCGGGTGTCACGCCTCTGGCACCTGAAGGGCTGCACATGAAGTGGGATGGCAAAGACTGGGTGAAAGATGCGGAAGCTGAGCGGGTCGCTGCCGTTGTATTTGCGCAGGAAGAGAAAGTCAGGCTGACCGGCGTCGCCACACTGGCTATCGATACCTTAGAGGATGCTGTCGGTCTGGATATGGCAACGGATGAAGAAAAGGCGCTGTTGCTTGAGTGGAAAAAATACCGCGTGCTGATTAGCCGGATAGAGCCTGCTGATGCGCCAGATTTTGACTGGCCGTCGCTCCCGGTCGTATAAACAAACGAGCCCGCAACGCGGGCTCATTCATACGGACATTCCTGATATTCATCGTCATCATCATCGGTAAGCCAGCGGCACCAGATAAAGCCAACGGCTCCCCACGCTACCAGACCGCCCACTATCCAGAGTAAATACGTCATTTTATCGCCCTCAGTGATGGCGAAACCATAGCGGCAATGTCCTTTCATTGATAATGGGTAATAACGATCAATACAGGCTAACCGATCGATGAAAACGATCGTTATATTTCATCGGGTTGTACCAGAGTCAGGCCAACCCTGACAAATAGCCCCCTTGCCTCACACAACAGAAAATATTACTCACCCCAACCCAACGGAGTTAAACGGATGAGTGATTTTCATCACGGCGTACAGGTCGTCGAAGTCAACGACGGCACGCGCATCATTTCCACGGTTTCCACCGCCATTGTCGGCATGGTCTGCACGGCCAGCGATGCTGACGTCAAGACCTTCCCGCTCAATGAGCCGGTGCTAATTACCAACCCGCAAAGCGTCATCGGGAAAGCCGGGACCAAAGGCACGCTCGCCAGCTCGCTACAGGCCATCGCTGACCAGTCAAAGCCGGTGACCATTGTCGTGCGTGTAGAAGAGGGCACTGGCGACGATGAGGACGCGGCGCAGGCGCAGACCCTCTCTAACATCATCGGCACCACCGATGAGAACGGGAAATACACCGGGCTGAAAGCACTGTTGACCGCGCAGGCGGTGACAGGTGTTAAGCCGCGTATTCTCGGCGTGCCGGGTCTCGATTCACTGGAGGTGGCGACCGCACTTGTACCGGTGGCGCAAAAGTTGCGTGCATTCGGCTATGTCAGCGCCTGGGGCTGCAAGACAATTTCTGATGCCATCAAGTACCGCGACAACTTCAGCGCCCGCGAGCTGATGGTTATCTGGCCGGATTTCCTGTCGTGGGATACCACGGCTAACGCGACGGATACGGCGTACGCCACCGCGCGAGCGCTCGGTCTGCGAGCGAAAATCGACAATGACACTGGCTGGCACAAAACCCTGTCTAACGTCAGCGTGAATGGCGTCACCGGTATCAGTGCGTCTGTGTTCTGGGATTTGCAGGAGCCCGGCACCGATGCCGACCTGCTGAACGAAGCAGGTATCACCACGCTGATCCGCAAAGACGGTTTCCGCTTCTGGGGTAATCGCACCTGCTCAGATGACCCTCTTTTCCTGTTTGAAAACTACACCCGTACCGCGCAGGTTATCGCTGACACGATGGCTGAGGCGCATATGTGGGCGGTCGATAAACCTATTACCGCCACACTCATTCGCGACATCGTTGACGGCATTAATGCCAAGTTCCGCGAGCTAAAAACCAATGGCTATATCGTCGATGCGACCTGCTGGTTTGACGAAGACGCCAATGACGCGGAGACGCTTAAGGCTGGGAAGCTGTATATCGACTACGACTACACGCCGGTACCGCCGCTCGAAAATCTGACCCTGCGTCAGCGCATTACCGACAAATATCTGGCGAATCTCATCTCGTCAGTGAACAGCAAATAAGGAGCCTGAGACATGGCATTACCTCGCAAGTTAAAGCTCATGAATCTGTTTATTGATGGCACGAACTATCTCGGTGTCGTCCAGTCGGTGACGCTGCCAAAGCTGACCCGCAAACTCGAAAAATATCGCGGCGGCGGGATGAACGGTGCGGCCCCAATCGATCTCGGTCTCGATGATGATGCGCTGGCGGCGGAGTTTTCCCTCGGTGGATTCCCGGATGACGTTATCTGGTCGCTCTACGCTGCTGCAACAGCCTCGGCTGTGCCACTGCGTTTTGCGGGCTCCTACCAGCGCGACGACACCGGCGAGACGGTTCCGGTCGAAGTGGTGCTGCGTGGCCGTCAGAAAGAAATCGACACCGGCGATGCCAAACAGGGCGAAGACACCGAGTCGAAAATCTCGATGGACTGCACCTATTACAGGCTCACCCTCAACGGAAAGGAACTGGTCGAAATCGACACCGTCAACCTGATTGAGAAGGTGAACGGCGTCGACAAGCTCGAAGAGCACCGCCGAAACATCGGTATGTAATGTTCATCCGGTCAGCGCCGCTGGCCGGTCTTCCCTGAATACTGAATGAGACAGAGACATCATGAAAAAAGCTGAAAACCAACACGTCATCAACCTGGTAAAAACCATCAAACGCGGCGAGACCGAAATTAAAGAGGTGACCCTCCTGAAACCGACTGCCGGAACCCTGCGCGGTGTCGGGCTGGCGGCGGTGGCAAACTCGGACGTCGATGCGCTGATTAAGGTACTGCCGCGCATGACGATGCCATCGCTGACCGAGCAGGAAGTCGCCGCGCTGGAGTTGCCAGACCTGTTGAGTTTTGCCGGTGAGGTGGTCGGTTTTTTGTCACCGAATTCGGTGGCGTAACCTTCCCGAAAAATTTCTCGGTTGATGACCTGATGGCCGACGTCGCAGTGATTTTTCACTGGGGGCCATCAGATCTGTATCCCCTGAGTATTCCCGAGCTCATCACATGGCGCGACAAGGCGCTACAGCGAAGCGGAAACACGAATGAGTAATAACCTCAAACTCGAAGTGCTGCTGAAAGCTGTCGACCAGGCATCCCGACCTTTTAAATCCATCCAGACGGCGAGTAAATCGCTGTCGGGTGATATTCGCTCGACGCAGCAGTCGTTACGCGACCTGAACGGTCAGGCATCGAAAATCGACGGTTTTCGTAAGAGCAGCGCCCAATTGGCCGTCACGGGGCATTCACTCGCCAAAGCGAAGCAGGAAGCGACCGCGTTGTCGGTGGCCTTTAGAAACACCGAAAATCCGACGAAAGCGCAGGCCCGCGCAATGGAGCTTGCCCAAAAGAATGCGGCCAATTTGCAGCTCAAATATAACGGGCTGCGTCTGTCCGTGCAGCGCCAGCGGCAGGAGCTCAATCAGGCGGGGATTAAGACCCGGACACTGGCGAGCGATGAGCTACGCCTGAAAAATTCCATCAGCCAAACGACGGCGCAGTTAAACCGGCAGCGTGAAGCACTAGCGAGGGTCAGTGTGCAGCAGGCGAAATTATCCGCGGTGAAAGCCCGTTATGAATCCGGGCAGGCGCTCGCGGCCGGGGCGCGCAATGCAGGCGTGGCCGGGGTCGGGGTGGCAACGGCGGGGCTTTATGGAGCATCACGATTTATTGCGCCGGGTATCGGATTTAATAAGCAGATGTCAGGCACGCAGGCCATTCTTGGTCTGGATAAAGGTGATGAAAAGCTGGTGCAGATCCGCCAGCAGGCCCGCGACATCGGAGCGACCACCGCATTTTCACCGGGTGATGTGGCGCGAACGCAGACTACGCTTGCCCGTTCAGGCTACAAAGCGGATGACGTGCTGGCGGCGACCGGCTCGACGGTTAACCTGAGTCTGGCGGCAGATGTCGACATCGCCGAAGCGGCAGACATCATCACGAATATGCAATCCGCATTTAACCTTCCGACCACGGAAATTCAACGTGTTGCCGATGTGATGACGAAGGGATTTACCTCGTCCAATACCGGTCTTATCGAGCTCGGCGAGGCCATGAAGTATGTCGCACCGGTCGCGGAGGCAGCGGGGGCCAGCATCGAGGACACGACTGCTATGCTCGGCATTATGGCCGATAACGGGATTAAAGGCTCAATGGCGGGTACCGGGGCCAGTGCTATTTTTAACAGGCTTCAGGCTCCACTTGGTAAGGCCGTCGATGCACTGGCTGAGCTGAACGTGAAGACCCGTGACTCGAAGGGCAACATGCTCCCGGTGGAGCAAATCCTCAGGTCGATTAATCGCTCGTTTGTGAAAAACAAACTTGGCACGGCTGAAACCGGCGAATACCTGAAAGTGATTTTCGGTGAGGAGGCCATGAAGGGCGCGATAAAGCTGGTAGCCGCCGCCGGAAATGGTTCGCTTGAACGGAAGCGTCACGAGATTAAAAACGCGACCGGCACGACTGAGCTCATAGCAAAAATTCAGACTGACAACCTCGACGGGGATTTAAAAAACCTTCAATCGGCGTGGGAAGATCTGCAAATCGAGGTGTTCGATAAAGAGGATTCGGCCCTGCGCAGGCTCACCGTGTCGGCTACTGACTGGCTCGGTTCCGTGGCCGCCTGGACAAAAGCGAACCCGGAACTGACAAAAACCCTGTTTACCGTCGCGACAGGTGCGCTGGCCGTCATTGGCGTACTCGGCGGCATCGGGCTGATTGC